AAAGTGACCCCATTACTTACGAAGGTAGACAACTCAGAGATAATTTCATAGTCTTGAATAATCAATTGTTGTCGTTCGATTAGGTTTTTTAGTAGAGTGCACCCCAATCTTTTGACTGATTTTGTCGTTTTGACGCCTCGACCGCTCTTTTGACCATAACCAAAGTTGACCAAAAGTTTCTTATTGAGTTTAGACTTACCGTGTTCGACCGTCGAGAGAATATGCTCGTATTCGTAATCTTCGAATAGAATATCGGCGATCTGCTGTCCGTTATCGTTGGTTTCGATCAGCTGATAAGCATTATTATAGTACATACCGACTTGTTTTAGGATCGCAGGATAGACCAATGGGCTGATCTCGTTATCTTTATATGTTGCGACGACTTTATATGGAAGCTCGGTCGCGTCGATAACGGTGAATGCTGAGTAGTCTAGTCCCTTACCGCGAGATGTATCGACGGTTATAAAGTAAACTCGATCTGGTCTTACTTCTTCGTAGATACTCAAATGTTCTATTCCAGTTGTTAGAATCGGTTTTATAAATGCCATAGCACGCAAAGCACGAGCACTAATCAGGGTCCCTGATGAGCCGAGGAATTCGCATTCCATTTCCTGCATAAACTTCTGATCACCAAGAACACGATACTGCTCATCAGCCCATGCTTGATCACGACCTGGAACCTCGCGCCAGTTTGCCGAGATATGAGTAAATCCATTATTGTTTTCTACTGCATCTGTCCACATCTTATAGAAGTGATTCATGCCATTCGGCGTAGATGAAATTAGAATCTTAGATTCTTTACCAGAAGAAATGGTAGGATAAACAGACGTGAAGAATTCGTCAGCAATGTTCGTTGGAACGAATGCAAACTCGTCAAGGTATAGAAGCGAGATAGAGAAACCACGGATCGCGCTAGACGCCGTTGAGTTAGCAAGAATTCGGCAACCGTTTTCTAGTTCAATATCGCCTTTGTTCCAAGTTTTGACACCCTGCTGAATCCAAAGTGGCAATGCTTCATAAGCAAGTTTGATACGATTCAAAATTTCACGAGCCGTTGCTGCTTTGTTAGCAAGAATCGCCACAGACTTATCATTATTGAATAGAACATACCAAAGAATATAGCCAACGACCATCGTGGTCTTACCGACCTGACGACCAGCCTTTACAATGATCTGGCGATTTTTATTGAACTTTTCAATAGCATCTTTTTGAAAGGGGTATAATCTAATTTGAGTGAATCCAGTGTCAAGCATGACGACCTTGACATAGTTTTCAATAAAGTAGACAGGATCTTGTGCGCACTTGACATACTCTCTGACTTGATCTTCAGTCAGATTCAATGTCATATTGACTCGTTTTAGTCTTGGATTGCCAAGATAATTTTTGATTCTACTTGGCAGATTCATTCTTGAGTTGCTTCAATAACTCAGCTGTGCTTCCGACGAACACTGCTTTATCCACATTGATGTTTTGCGTCTGCGCTTGCTGCTCTTTTGGCAATAATTCTTTTTGCTGCTTCTGAAGGATCATCAACTTCTCTGTAACATCAGAGAGATTCTTGATCATGTTTGCTGCTACTTCATACGCTCTTGGGTGTTGTGATTCTCTCGCCACTTCAAGAATACCGTCAAGTGCTTCATTACCCTTTTCGATTAGGTTGTAATAGTTTGCGCGAGAATAATGCGCATCAGGGTTTTGTGATTCGTCCTGATGAATTGTAATAGGCTTATCTGATTTTTCACTTACTACAGGAACATAATCAGTATTCAAAATGTCAGCAAGATTTTTATCTACATCACTCATAAACCAAACCTAGATTTATAATTATTATAATTTTGCGTCACTTCAGCCGCTGTTAGTTCTCTACTATAACACATGACTAAAGAAATTCTACCGTCTAACATATTACCACCAGCACCAAAGCATGCTATATTTGTTCCACCATTACCAGAACGCTGACTCTTATTTGCTGTATATGTTGCGTCTAGTGACCCGTTCAAATATAGTTTCATACCATCTGCACTACTAAACGTCAAAGTTGCATTATACCAAGTGTTCAAACTAATCGACGATACCGAAGGAAACTCTGTGTATGTTGACCAATTAGAGTGACCACAATAAATCTTGTTAGTACTGGCCATAAACATAAAGTGGCCACCAGTATCGCTACTGACAAGATTATTGTCAGAATAACTATTTATGTAGAACCAGACTGACTTTGTGTACGCTGTGGATGGAATTACATTATTACCAGAACCCACACCGTATTGATTGCTGCCGTTGAAATTGAAATATGATGGTGTTCCAGAAGTGAAAGTTGGGCTACCAAACAATGTAACATTTTGCTCTGGAGCAGCCAAATCTGTCCAAGTAGATCCAGTTCCTGGATAACTTGCCAAATCTGCAGCATCTAGATGTAAAGTCAAATCTGATTGGACAATACCAACCGCAACTACTCTTCTAGAAGGACGACCAAAACTATTAGTTCTTCCAAAAGTATTGAACATTATATCCCCATTGTATTAGGGTTGTAGAATGTACGCCCTGTTGTAGTGGTTGTTTTTGCAATCGTTGGTGTTGAGAAACTAAATGTGCAAACATCACCGCCACCACGTTCACCAAATTGAACTCTTATTGGATAGTATATTCCTGCACTCAGAGCAACGTTGCCACTGACCTCAACTGGTCCGTGCAGACCACCATTATTGACTAATGCATTTCCAGTAGTAAATCCAGAAATAGCATTTGCTCCCAACCACATATAAGACGCATCATCACTACTCAAATAAAAAGTATATGTTTCAGTAGTTGTTGGTCTAAAATATCCCAACCATTGATAACTGAAATCATCTCCATCGTCAGTACCTGGTTCTGCTAATGAATTGACTTGAATTGTGGTAGAAGATACTGTTTGAGATGCAAACCATGATACATTGTCGGCAAAATATCCACCATTATATCTTCGCGCAACAACACCAGGAAGGTAGGAAATCCCTTTCCTACCATATGCCCTAGAACCACTAAAAGAACTGAACATTGAATTATCCGAAGGTCGTCAATTGACCAAGAGTAATCCAAGTCCCTTCATTATTCACAACACTGAATGACACAACGTCTTTCTTGTTTGCGCTACCAGCTGGTTGTGTACCACCTTGCCACACAACAGTCTGTGCTTGACCACCAATTTGTACAGCAGTTGGCACATATGCAGTTCCACCCTGATTCAACACTAGCGTGAACGATGTTGCGTTACTTGCAGGAATTGTGACATTCGTGAAGTTTGCAGTAAAGTTTGCGCTGATGCTTGAGTGAACAAAGATATGCCCAAGAGCACAGTCATGCGTCACAGTTCCAGTTGCACTAGACAATGCATTTGTTGATTCAAACACTTGCTTGACATTTAGCGCATTCAGTGAAGGTGATGTTGTAAACGCAGTTGTTTGATAAGTGCTATCTGGGAATCCTATAGCACCATTAGTACCAAACATCCACTGACTTGTATTACCAGTGCCATCATTAGAATTGATTACGATGTCGCCTGTGTTTGCTAACTTGACATATAAGTTATCGCTACCAAAGAACAACTCAGTTTGATATAAGTTGCCGCTGGCCAAGTGTATATGATCACCATCTGCCGCAGTTGGATATATCAACAATTTTTGATCGGTGATAGTACCTGAACCTGCTGGTTGAAGAGTGATCGTGTTGCCAGGAGCACCGCTTGGTGTAAATGGATTACCGTAGATGATACCGCCACCTGGTAGTGATACATTGCCAGTAGTATCAAATGTCCAAGTTTGAGTTCCATATGCTGTAATGGTGAGATTACCATCGACTGTAGCAATATCAATATTACTATTGCCATTGGCTAGTGGGAGACCCATTGGACCAGATGGACCAGATGGACCAGTTGGACCTTGTGGACCTGTCACTGATGCGCCTTGTGGACCTTGTGGACCAGTTGGACCTTGCGGACCAACAGAACCAGTGTCACCCTTATCACCACTGCGAGCAAACGTAATCAATACGTCATCGCTATTGGCAAAAGTTGTTGCACTACCAGACACCCAAGAGCAATTCACTTCAAAGTATGTTGTCTTATCAGTGAGGCTATTGATTACAAACAACGCAAAGGTGCTTGGCGTATCTTTCAACGTGACCTTGAAGTGACCCTTGATCAATGATGTTGAGTCATCGATTGTTGTTAGGAAGTTGAAGATATTTGTTGCATTATCATCAACATAGTCAATCCAAAGTTTGTTGGCGCTGCTGAGTGTTCCATTATTGAACTTCAACATACCATTGCCAGGATCACTGTCGCTAGTATTTGAGTCAAAAGTAAAGTCAAATGTCGCACCGCCAAATTCACCAGCAGGACCTGATGGACCCTGTGGACCCTGTGGACCAACGTCACCAGTTACACCCTGCGGACCTTGTGGACCCTCTGGACCTTGTGGACCTTGTGGACCAACATCGCCAGTGACACCCTGTGGACCTTGCGGACCTTCTGGACCCTGCGGACCTTGCGGACCTTGAGGACCAACATCACCAACAACACCTTGCGGACCTTGTGGACCAGTGTCACCAGTGACGCCTTGTGGACCTTGTGGACCAACGTCGCCAGTTACACCTTGTGGTCCTTGTGGACCTTCTGGACCAGTTGGTCCTTGTGGACCTTGTGGACCTGGAACAGTTGATGCTTCGCCTTGTGGTCCTTGTGGACCTTGCGGACCAGTACCACCTGGACCTTGTGGACCTTGTGGACCAGTGTCACCTCTATCACCAGTACGAGCAAATGTAATTACAACATCATCGCTGGCTGAGAAGGAAGAAGCACTACCAGATACCCATGAACATCCAACTTCAAAGTAAGAAGTTTTATCAACAAGACTATTGATGATAAACAACGCAAAGGTTGCTGGGTTAGACGCGAGGCTAACTTTGAAGTGACCTTTGATTGTCGATGTTGAGTCGTCAATTGTTGCAAGATATGTTTGAATATTGACTGCATTATCGTCGAGGTAGTCAATCCAAAGTTTATCAGCAGAGGCAACAGTTCCATTATTGAACTTCAACTTACCTTGACCAGGATCGCTGTCTGAGTTATTTGCGTCAAAGGTGTAGTCAAACGTTGCGCCACCAAACGTTCCTGCAGGACCAGATGGACCTTGCGGACCTTGTGGACCAGCAACATTTGAAACGCCAGATGGACCTTGCGGACCTTCTGGTCCTTGAGGACCTTGAGGACCTGCAACAGTTGATGCATCACCTTGTGGACCCTGTGGACCTTCTGGTCCTTGAGGACCTTGTGGACCCTGTGGACCAATATCACCAGTTACACCTTGTGGACCTTGTGGACCCTCTGGACCAGTTGGTCCTTGAGCGCCAACATCACCTTGTGGACCTTGAGGACCTTGTGGACCCTGTGGACCAACATCACCCTGCGGACCTTGTGGACCTTGCGGACCTTCTGGACCTTGCGGACCGACATCACCCTGCGGACCTTGTGGACCTTGTGGTCCAGGAACAGTAGATGCAGCACCTTGTGGACCTTGTGGACCGACATCGCCTTGTGGACCTTGTGGACCAACGACGCCTTGTGGTCCTTGTGGACCTTCTGGACCCTGCGGACCCTGCGGACCGACAACACCTTGAGGACCTTGCGGACCAGTGTCGCCCTTGTCGCCAGTACGAGCAAATGTAATCATCAACTCAGCGCCATTACTGAATGTTGAAGCACCACCAGAAACATAAGAACAGTTTACTTCATAATATCCAGTTTTGTCTGTGATAGAATTGATTACAAAGAGACCAAAGTTGCTAGTATTATTCTTATCTGTAACTTTGAAGTGACCCTTGATATCAGAGGTTGAATCATCGATTGTTGCCAAGAACGCAAGAATGTTTACTGAGTTATTGTCAACATAATCAATGTACAAGCGATCTGCAGATCCAATTGTGGCATTATTGAACTTCAACTTACCAGAACCAGGATCGCTGTCAGCAGTACTGTTGTCGAAAACGTAATCGAACGCAGCACCACCGAAGTCACCTGCAGCACCAGCAGGACCAGTTGGTCCTGTGACACCTTGCGGACCTTGTGGACCAGTGACACCTTGTGGACCTTGTGGACCCTGTGGACCAGTTACAGCAGCACCACTTGGTCCTTGTGGACCTTGTGGACCACCTGGAGGACCTGATGGACCTGTTGGACCTTGCGGACCAGTGTCGCCCTTGTCGCCAGTGCGAGCAAATGTAATC